TGGAATTGTTAATTCAGATTTATTGTGTTCTATCGCATCTTTTTTTGTATTAGACTTTTGTTTTATTTCAGATTTCTTACTATATTTAATTTTTATATCATAGATTGTTTTTGGTTTAAACACTGTTCCACAATCACAAACAATCTTAAAATTTTTAGTTTTAACTTCTCGTAAAAATAACCAATGATCAACTCCACAATTTTCAGATGGACATTTGTATAAAAAAGAAGCATCAATATCAATCGGTTTTATCTGTTTCATTATCTTTTACCCAAAAAATAAAATCATTAATATTTTCGTCATAAGCGCTCTCTATCATACCTCTTTTTACTAAGGATAACAACATATTACTAACTAGTCGTTCATTCAATTTTTCTATTATTTTTGAAAATATTAGTTCATCAATTAGATATCTTATTTTATTAGACACTTTATGTTTTTGTTCTTTTGCTAAGCTTTTTACTATAAGCAAAGATTCTTTTTGTGTTAGCATTTCATCCATTTCTTTTAAATCATCCTGACTAATTTCTGTGATAAGTTTAGTAAATTCGTCAGGATCGTCACCGATACTTTTATCAAAACCATTAAATACAAGTGTTCTTGCTGATTTTGTAAATTGTTCTAAATCATCTATAATGTAGTTTTGTTTTCCCATATTGGTCTCAATCTTTAATTTAAGATATCAAATAATCCTTTATAGTAATGGGGTTGTAATATAAAATGAACAGCATGACTTTGAATATGATTTAAGTATTCTCTGGCTAATCCAGCGCTTATAAAGTACTCTTTTTTCCATATGGGTTGTTGCTGATAGTTATTCCCCAAATACTGGAAGTTTTTAGGCTTCTCAGTATTGGAGAAGTAACTATTCACAGGAAACGACTTTTTAGGAAAATTAACATACCACACATTTGAAGATCCTTCGACTATATCATTTAGAGCATCATATAGCATTTTACCCCAAGCGTCCCAAGCGTCAGGATCAAACTTGAAATAGTGCTTATATTTGTTTTGAGCATCGTCATAATCATGCTCATCGTTATAGTCATCATCTTCGTGCATACTATTTACTTATAACTCATTGTTTTATTATAAGGTTGTGTCAAAGGATATAGGATATTCTATACCCCCGACACGGAACCCTCATCCGATACAAAACTTGTCACTAAGTTGATTAGCCAAATCTTTTGCCGCACTACTAAGAAAACGATTATTACTAAAGTAGAGCGGCGTTGAGACTTGATTAAGGAACTCCACAACGGTCTTTAAAAGTTTGGTCTGCTGACCGTCAAGGTTTATATCTTCGTCAGCAGAATCGCTCATAGGACTTGTAAGAGAGTCTGTGTCTTTATCAAGATCACCATCCACATCACCATCAAGATCGCCATAACTAGGAGTAACTGACACAGGATTATCATAAGTAATCTTAGATTTAATATTTGCCCAACTTTTATATGTTGGTCCAGCATTCTGTAATTCATTAAGAATTTTTGAAGCAACATCCACTGTTACAGGAACTCCTGTCATATCGGATTGCTTATAAGCCTTAGCATAACCCTTATACCATTCATCACTGCATTTCTCAGGAATTATCTGTATAGTAGCAGGCTGACCAGTAAGAGCAGACTTTAGATCAACAACATTAATTGGTTGACCAGTACTACCACTAAGAATACTGGTAAAATAAGGAGCCTTTTTTTCCCATTCCTTACGCCACCAAGTATAAGGTACACGATAAATCTGATTGGGCTTAATCGCTCTTGGATCGCCATCAAAATAGTTGACCAACTTCTTTTGAAGACCATTCCAGAAAGTTTTGTTACTTCCAACAATTTTACGACTAGCATCATCAAAAATCCAGTAGCACTGATAGCCATTGCGAGTATCAACTACCCAACTAGGCTTAACTGGAAAATCATTGATCTTTTTGAGGAATTGCTTTTTCTTAGTCATAACAATGCTGGGCTTAAAATACTTCCCGTCGCTGTCACGACCAGCATCTATATCGCAAAAGCAACAAGTAAACTGTTTGATAGCATACATTTTGCGACCACCATTTACATAGAAGTAAACATCTGAGTGATTTGAGATATTAGCCTTTAGAGCATCTTCAAGATCATCAGTATGATTCATACTGCTAATCTTCTTACGAGGATTACCGTTATAAACAAAGATGTTGCTCTGTCTAAAAGAACTCAAAAACCTATGCTGTTCTCTTATGTAGTCTTTGGAATAAATATGATTTGTATCACTATTATTCTTATCAAACGGATTAAAACCAAGATTATCACTAAACATATTTTGTATTCCTTACTTTTCCTGTAAACCTTGTTGGGATAAGCACCACACCTATCATAGTCAACAAAAGAGTGTTGGCGGGATCGAACCGCCATGGCCCAAATTGCTCACTCCGTTTTTATCAAACATAATCCTGATCAGGATCATAGTCTTCATCTTCATCTTCATCTTCATACTGATTCCAGTAATCATCATCATACTCGTCGTATAACTCTTCTTCATCCTCATCATAAGAGTCTTCGCTAAATTCAGCCTTGTAAAGAGGTTTTAGTAGTTCACCCTGATACTCTCCAACAACTTCATATCTACAAGTACGAAGTTTTTCATGATTACAATCAGATGGAACACTAACCACATCCTTGGGGTTAATCTTAACAATAACAATCTTATCACCATTCTCAATACTACCATAACCAACAACATAATTTAATGCTCCAGCATGAAGCCCCTTAGAGCAACCAATATTACGATTATCGTCAACCTTAGCTCTTGGCATTTCACAAACTTGTCCAACATGATTGTCAAATGTGCCAGCATACTTATCCATAAAATCACTTCTAACAGCTTTATATGCTAAGAAACACCCATCTTCAGTAATTGGTAGTAATTCATGCTCTAGAAAATCATAAAGTTCCTTTTGACTCTGCATACTGGGATTTTCCATAAGATTATTCAAAAAGTTTACAAGAGGCTGAAAAGGCAATCCCTTACTCATAAACTCTAGAATTCGTTTGCTGATACTACCATGAACCTCTTCTCCTTGATAAAGAACCTTTCCGTTCTTTACCTCAACCTGACCATCACTAAAAGTAGAGACGGCCTTTTCAATATCAACCAACTCTACTAGATCATCACTAGTAGCAGTTGGTAGAGCCTCCAGAATCAATTTGTAGTTAATATGATCTGGAAGAACCTGATAAGCCTTGTTGTTTAAAATCAACGTAAGATTACCATCAACCCACATAAAAGGAACGCTCATGTTATTTTCTCCATTCTCCTGTGAAATTAAATCAAATTACCTAGTGTTGTTTTCAACGACTCAATATTCTTTTCGTTACCCATGCTACTAAACCACGCTGGTTTGCTATAGTAACCATCAGTATCAAAAATCTTTAAAGGATTATCGCTGCTGATCTTTCCAAAGTCTGCATCGTGGTTACTTCCAACAATATACTTGAACATCGGACTCTTGTCAACTGCGTCTTTAAGATTTTTTCTGATCTGAGGCATTTTTGGCAAACTATCAATAACAGTATTGTCTGAATTATTCTTTTCTAGCGATTTTAGAATCACATTATCTTCATCGTTATAAATCGTTGATATGGTACGCTTAATATTAGCAAGTGATTGATTAGCATCACGAATACCTGATGGATCAATACCGTTAATACCATAGTTATTGAGAATAATCGCTATATGAGCATAGTAGTCTTCTTTCTTGATCTTCTTTAAGTGATGACCATGATGAATAGTAAAAGCAAAGAATTCTATCAAGAACCACTGATCAATAGTATCACACAGATCCTTATTGTTAAGAAACTTACGATAATCTATGCCAAATAGATTAATAATGTGAAACATAATATTTCTATCACTATGTTTTCCATTGTAATAATATCCACTACCGCCATAAGTACTATCAGCCATATTATATTGGTTCGCTGAATACTCTATGATCTTGCTATACGAAGATACTTTATCTGATAACTTTGAAACAATCTTTGTTACCCATTTCTCAAACCACTCATTAAAATCAACAAGATTGTATCCTTCGTCTTTAAGTTTTTGCACAACGCTGGACTTGATAGCAAAAATCTTTTGATTATCGAATAGTTTTTCTCCAATAACAACATCCTTGTTTGCTGCTAAGGTATGAATATGATGAATATCAGGATAATTTTCGATAGAACCATATCTTAGAATAGGAATATAAACAATCTCATTAGAGTCATCTTCTAAGTATTCTAGAAGATCATCCGATAGTTCTCTAAGGTAATTAGAGTCATTCATGCCATTACCACTAAGAGTTTCACACTTTTTATCAGACCCTACTCCATGTATAATGAATACATCCTGTTTACTAATTGCTCCAGACGATCCTCTACTGGTACGAGGCGATGAGCCATTTAGTAGACTACGATAGTCGGAAACATTTAATAGATTGCTTTCTCCACCAATATCCTTGATAACATCATCAAAACCTTCGGTAGAATCTTCTGGATGATCGCTATCAATCATTAGATAAGCATAGCAATCATTTTGATTGCAATACTTTGTAACAATCTTTTTTGCTGTTTCGATTCCCTTTACATCACAGCGGAAGAAAACCATCTTACCATTCTTCTTCACAGAATCATAATAGTAGGCGCCTCTTGAGGATAGCGTTTCCCAATGAATCTTATCTGTAAGATAAACTAGTCTGCGAGAACGATAACCAGCACTTCTCCAGTTAAAAACGTAGAGTTGCTTGCTCTTCTTAAACTTGTATTCAAGATCTTTACTACCACTAAGTTCATAGACCTTTCCTGTTGGATCAGTCCATACTGCTCCCGCAGTCCATCCACCAGCAAGATCACTAAGATTATAGTAAGTGGTATATGCTTCTACAAGACTCTTACATTCTGTAAGTTTATTAGTCATATCTTCCTTGAGTTGCATATAAATCTCAAGGGTTCGTTCACGAAGAACCTTGATCACATTCTTTGTGTACTGTAGTCCTTCACGACTAACATCCATCTCTAGTTCACCAATACCAAACTGGATTTCCAGATATAGACCAGAACTCAGAATCTCCTTGACTAAACTCTTCCAGTTGTCAACGTCAACCTTTTTAAATGCTCTGTTCCAGCGTTGAATAGATTCATTATCGTTCTTCTCGTTCTCTTCACCAATAATCTTGGTGGTATCAACTGGATAAGCAATATTTCCCATGATAGCAACAACACCACTACCGGGACTATTATAGTTACTAGGATATTGAGAGATATGATTAGAGACTCGGCCAATCTTCCAACCCTTACCCTCGATAACAATATTAGTATGAGAGTACGAATGATCATTTAGACTACTATCAGTACCACCCTCAATAATGGGCTTCATCTTAAAGTAGTGATAAACTCTTTTTGACTTGGTGCTAAACTCATCAAAATCATATTGCTTAACAGCAAAATTGATTTCTAGTCCATTAGGTTCTGTTGTTGGGCTAATATCAAACAGATTAAGAGATGGAACACCGGCCTCGTCCATAGCCGCAATATACGAATACTTGGTTCCATTAAAATAAGAAGATGTACCAAAACTCTTCGTATAAGCAAATGGACTCTTAGAACCTAGCCCAAGACAACCAACAAAATCATTACTATCATTCTTGTTACTTGCACCATATGTTGTATATAGTTCCTCCATATCCTTCTGACTAAGACCAGTACCATAATCACGCACTGTAAACGAAGGATTTGCCCTTGTGGGAAGAATTACCTTAAAAGGATTCTTATTACCAGCAGCAATATGAGCATCATAAGCATTGGTGCTTAACTCACGAATTACCGCCATAACCTTATCGGAATACAAAGAGTCCGAAAGGATTTTAAACATTTTGCTAGTTTGAGCAATCGTAAACTGATTGCTATTCTCAATTCCTCGACTATGAATTTCAACTGTTCGGTCTGCAAGTTTCATGGTTTTCTCCAAAGTTTCCTGTGATGCTCGTAGTATACCATCGTCCAAACGATGCGTCAAGCCTTAATCTAAATTTTCATCATCCTCGTCCGCTCCATAATTTTCATTATCTATACCATCATCGTATGGACTCCACTCGGTATCATAGATAGAATTATCTTCATCATCTTCTTCTTCCATTAATTCTGATACTTCCATTACAACTTCTAGTTCCTCTATTTTTTCAAGTATTCTACTTACTTTTTTATCTAAATTTTTTAGATCTTTCTTTACATCTTTAATCTCATTTGATAAAGAATTATCTATATTAGATATTTGTTTGGTAATTTTTGCTAATTCTTTTAATACATCTTCTATATCTTTGGGCATTTTTTACTCTTTTTAGGAATATTTACATATCCATTTATTTTCATTCTGTGTTATGTACAAAATATTATTATGGACTTCATAATGACAGTTTTTACATAATAGTATACACTTTAATAATTCTTTTTGAAACATCTTAGAGTTTGTTTTCCATAAATCACAACTAATTCTTATTTCCTTATTTTCTGGTATAACGTGATGAAAATCTAAAGAACCGGAACATTTATTGTAACCACAATTTTGACATCCTATAGATATTTTATATAAACCAAATTCTGTATATTTTTTATTTCTTCTTTTTTTATCTAATATAATTTTATTTGTTTTTCTACATAATTCACTACAATATACTAATCCAGATTTTCTATTTTCATTTGGTATATTACTATTACATTTTCTACATTTTACTGGATTACATTTTAATCTAGATTTTCTAACTAAGTTTTTATGTTTTTCTTTATTTATTTTGGGCCAATGTGCAGATCGACATTTTTTTGAACAGTATTTAGCAGGATATGATGCCTTGGTTTGGAAACTTCTGTTACAATTTAAACAAATACATTTTTTTAATTCAGTTTTCAGATTATATTTTTTGCATACAGTTCTGACATAATGTAGATTTTTGCCATACAAAGATCCTATCTCTGTAAAATTTAATCCTCTCTTTAGAAGTTTTTCCAATTCATTTTTTGGTATTAAGGAATAATTATTCTTTTTTGTATTTTTTAGCATAATTTTTTATATTCTGGTATGTCTCCGTTCTCTAGAATTTTCTTATCTTCTAAAGATACACCAACCCTCCTATAAAATTCTTGCTTTATATTTTCTAATACACCAGTTATAATAGCAATTTTAGGATATGTTGCGTTTCCCATAATACTGCCCAAAATACGAGAAAAACAATAATTAATATCCCCGCAAACATCTAAAAGTTGTTCGTTAGAAATTGCCCTATCTTGGGAATTAGATTTTGGCATATTATTTTTGATACATTTAATCATTGTATCTATACAATTATCTAAATCATTTCTACGATCTTCTTTTATATACGGCATAATTCTCCTCTGAGCATTCACAGATATAACTATTACAACAGTAACATTGTGGGCCGGGTTTGCCTAGTCCCCAAGCATCACTAGATGGATCGAAACTCTCTTTTCCTGTATCAAGACAAACCAGATTATTGTTTATCCATCCAACATTTTCTTGGTGGCAATCCCAAAAATTTAATTTGGTACATTTTCTAATATTATCTACTAAGTCTTGAATACCACTTAGTAAGTTGATATGTTTTTTTGTCCATTTTTTAACAGGATATGGCGTTAAATGTTCCGCCATTTCTGTTACAAATCCATAAGAAGTAGTATATAGATTTGTATTATTAATTGGTAATTTTATTACATCCGAATATAATGCTGGAGATAAACCGTACTGATTAAGTAATTTTTGTATTAAGAATGCTTCGTTGGCATCTTTTTTGGATCTAAATTCTTTGAACCCTTTTGTAGGCTCATCTAGCAGTGGATAGAATTGACAGTATCCACCTTCATCGAACCAATCAATATCTACAATATAATTCATAGTTAATAAGAAATTACTATTGGATATTCTCCAGTAATATTATACAAAAAATCTTTTGCTTTTTTAAGATCAAAAAATTCTGCAATAAATACTAGAGAAGAATTACTTTCTCTTTTTTCGCCATATATTCTATAAAATGGATCATCTATTGCTTTATATGAATTTTCTAGAAAATCGGTAGCATTTCTTATTTCATCAATATATGTTCCACCACCATAATCATTATATTCTCGTACTGTCATTAAAATAAAATGACTAATTGGAGATTTAGTATTATGATTAGGAACTCTTGCATTACATAATGTGTTCATAATGGGACTGGTGAGAGTCGAACCCACACTCCTAATTGGAAATGGATTTTGAGTCCATCGCGTATGCCAATTCCGCCACAGTCCCGTTCCAACAAAATAGATTATATCTTGTTGGATTTAAACATCACGAATTATGAGCAGCTTTTAGTCTACGAGCAGTAGCAGCCATAAGTTCTACATTATCAATGTTACGAACTGTTTTTGCTCTTTCCATTTCTGGAAGAACAACTCCCTTTTCTGCTAAAGCCTTTTTTGTACGAGCATAACGACTTATTGTACTATTTAGTCTTTGACCAGTTTTCAATGAAATCTCAGCATAAGTTTTACTAGAATAAACAGCTTCTAAAAATTTATCATCGCTACAACGAACACGGGTTTGTTTTTCTGAATTTGTTACATCAGCCATGGTTAATATCTCCAATTAAGTTTATAATGTTCCACCACCTCGGCGGATTACATCAGTTGTTGATCCTATTATACTACGATTGTCGGGGTTGTCAAACGCTGTTTTTATTTTTTTTGAATAGTGTTATTTTAAAAGAAACATACTATCAAATTCTGAAATGAGTAATTGTTTTATTTCATGATCATTTGGTAAATTTTTAAATTTCTCTAATAACTCAGTTTGTTTCTGATTAGGAAATATATCTTTACCTTCAATAAATGTTTTTTCTGCTATTTTTAGAAAATGTTTAATAACTAATTTAAACTGTTTATTATTTTCCCAATAGTTTGGATCTTTTTCTTTTATAACTAAACAAAGATATAAAGCATAGATACTAAAATCTAAACAACCGCTTACACTATCTGATCTGCTATGAATTTGTTTATTTTTATAATCTTCTAAATCTGATGATCCTCCCCAAACATATGCTGTCCATTCATCTAAAATATATAAAGGATAATCATTCCAATATCCTAATTGAGATACAAAATATAATTGATATCTGTATGATCTAAGATTTGTGGGAATTTTTATACTAACATCTTTTATTTTAATATTTGGTTGATCTAATATGATACCTTTTCCAGAACCATAATATAATGCTTGTATATTATATCCATATTTACTTACATTATCTCTTCTTGTATCTGATACTATATGATGCGCACTTTCATGTACATTAGTACCACGACCCGCTTTATCTCCATAAGGTTTTTTTGTATGACTAATAACATCTCCATATATAGTTCCCGATTCTGATTCTCTGTATTTTGGAACATCAATTAATCTTATTTGTTCTACAGGTTCTGGAATAGGATCTGGAGTGGGAACTGGTATCGGAGTTGGATGAGGAATAATTTCAGGTTTATTAGTAGAATTTTGTTTGTAAATATACAAAAAACATATTAAAATTAATAAATATACATATTTATTTTTGTGTTTCGATCCATCGCTCGTACTCATCTTTTGAATATCCTGTTCTAGAAGAAACTATATTGGTATCAACATCAATGATAATTGAAGTTGGTAAACTTTTTATTTTATATTCTCTAGTTAATTGTTTATTTTTATCTGTATCAACAATACAGATTATATATTTTTTGGACTTTTCTATCTTTTCTAATCCATTTTTAAGTTTTCTACAATGAGGACACCAATCTGCGCTAAAAATTAGTAAAATATTTTTTTGATATTTTTTAGATAAAGATAAACATTTTTCATATTCGTCATTATATACATATTGATCTAATTCTGGTATATCTGGTTTAGGAACTACTGGAGCAGGAATTGGTGCTGGATTAGGAACAGGGCATACAAGTGGCTCTTGTATATAATTAGAATATATATATATGCTACTTAAAATTAATATTAATAGTAATATTACTGTATTATTTTTCATTTTTAATTACATTACAGGTACAATGATCACAATTACATTTGTGTGTCATCTTGCAATCACAATTAGTACAACATGGTCTGTGATTATTACACATACAAGGAGTTTTAATATTTAAAGAACAAGAACTAAGCAAAAAACTAAAACATAAAATTGTATATAAAAATTTCATATTAATACTTTCTTAAAAAGTGTATATAAAATAGAATTAATAAATATTACACCATACTTATAAATATATGTTTAAAAAAATTCTTATTTTAGTGTTATTGTGTTTTGTTATTTACTATTATAAAACAAAACAAACTCCAAATGTGATTCCTAAGCCCGACCCTATTCCGGCACCAATAGTTCCAGTAGAATTAACATATGAACAAGTACTAAATTTGATAAATAAACAAGACCTTAAATCTTTTATTGAAAAATTATCTTCAGAGGAATTTGCTGGAAGAGGCACAGGATCAAAAGGAATCGAATTATCACAAAAATATATTGAAGAATACTTAAAAAATTTAGATATTCCTTATGAAAATCAATCATTTGATGCTCGTGGTAAAAATGCTACTAATATTATAGCTAATGTATCTCCAAAACAAATATCATCTAATAAAGTTATAGTAATAGGCGCTCATTATGATCATTTAGGACAAAGAGGTTCATCATATTTTCCAGGAGCAGATGATAATGCTAGTGGTACTGCTGGAGTAATGATGATTGCTAAGTGTGTAAAAAAATATTCTCATAAATTAAATCATACAATTTTGTTACATTTTTATAGTGCTGAAGAGATGGGATTATTAGGAAGCAAATTTTATGTTAATAATCCAACATATCCAAAAAATCAACCAAATATAGAAGATCATTTAGCTATGATTAATTTAGATATGATAGGTTATTTAAAAGAAAGATATAATACTTTCGATAATACTACTTCATATAGAGATGAAACAAATTTGATTGATCATATAACATCAACACTAGATCTTAAAAATATAGTTAATGAATTAAGTAGTAAATATAAATTTGCTAATAATATTTGTGGATATAAACCAGGTGGTAGTGATCATGCCCCATTTTATCATAAAGGAATTCCTGTTGTGTTTATGCATACTGGTACTCATCCTCATTATCATAAACCCTCTGATACTCCTGAAAAATTAAATTATACTGGATTAGAAAATTGTGTTAAACTAGCTTTTGAAATACTTATTAAGGTGGATCAAAATGAAAAATGA